TTGTAGAAATTAAAGACAATATCACCAATAAGACAGGTGGCATTAATAAACAAATGATAACCATTGGAACTACTATAGTTGGGGTTATGTTTACAGCCGTTATTAGCCTTTTAATTCATCTGGCATCAAAGTGAAAATCGTAGAACTTACGCAAAATATAAATGTGGCCATCACAAATGAGGAAGCAGACATGCTGTCTCAATTTGACGAAGAAACACCTGTAATGGCTAAAGGTGATATGGATGACAGACAACAACATATGGCTAATCAATTAGTGAATAAAAATCTATTAACAAGAAAAAATGAAAACGGTCGAATCATATACAAAAAACGAGCTAGGTAAATTAATAGTAAACCTTGGTGTATCTAAAGTAAACATTTGGGCAAAAAAAGAACTTAATTATATTCGATATGCTCTAAATCAACCTGTGCTGGTGCCCATAAACAATAATCAATGGGTCATCGGAAATTATGTAATAACTAACTTGGGCACACATAGGTATAAGGTTATCAAAGATAATAAATTAATTCATACATTTTATAGTAAACCTGCTGCGGTATTATATACAGTTCTAACTAAAATGCAATATTATAAAACAGCAGACGGGTTACTGACGGCAGATATCGAAGTAGCCCGAGTCTATGATGAACTAGAATTCTATACTGACAAATTAACAAATAAGAATAAAAAAGATCCGTTTAAAGCACAATTGTGGTACGCAAGATATTATGATTTTAAATTAAAATTCGGACCTGCTCGTCAAGAATTGGAAAAAAGAATCGCAACGGCTAAATATATAAAAATCTGGGAAACCTTAATATGAATTTAAAAGAACTTGCACCACAAAAAACAAAACGATTAAACCGTGTCATGGAAAGTCGTTTTGGTTTTTCAATTGACTACGATAATTTAACTTACGCAAAGGCTCAGCGGTTAAGTACTGCATTAGGTGAAAGCCTGAATGTTATTAGAAAGAGCTATGGCGCTCATACAGCAGAAAAAAATCCAAAATATATGGAAATGCTTATGGTGCGTGAAGGGCTAACCGAGTGGATTAATCAGCATGAAACTCTACTAGAAGGCGAGTTGGAAACAGCTGAAGCAGTTCTAGCAGCCAAGGACATGGTAGACAGCGTTCAGGACATGATCACTGATGCTAGTAAAATGATGAATGAAGAACTTCCTCCTTTACTAGATACCATACGTGATCAAATCGGCACTGCACAAGCTGACAGCTATAAGCAAACAGTTACAGCAGCACTACAAGGATTAATGGATTCGTTGAATGGTGCCCGCGATGCATTAGATAATGGTGCTCGAGTACTTGCAGGCGAGCAACCTGACCAAGCTATGAGCATGGGCGGTGATCAAGGATTGTCAGGCCAGTTACCTCCGGTAGATTTAGACAGCGATTTAGATGCTGAGGATGACGGATTTGCTGCCACTGATGCCGCAGCAGGCGGAGATGAATTGGGCAGAGAGCGTCGTTAATGCGAGCAGTTGACTTTATTAAAGAAGACGAAGATAATCAAGACAGAGGTGATTATGGAAACATAATCACAGCTCTGAATCTTCTGCATAATAAAGTCATCAGAGGGGAGATTGCTTCCGAAATACCCACCCCAATGGTACTTCGGTATATATCAAATACTGGCCTGACTGGTTTTACTTACCAAAATTTAATTGCAGCCAACGAAGCCGAAGATTCAATTAAAGAGATGCTTAAGAACATTACTCCAGAAACCGTTAAGTTTACCACTGATTCTCAAAGTCAAATCGACAACCCGGAAGAATATAAAGCTGCTGTCGACAATCCAGAACAAACTGTTTCGAACATGGCCAAAAGCGCCATGAAGCGTAGACAAGACTAATTAAATACTATACAATAAACTCAGGAGATAACTATGGCCTATTCAGAAAAGGTTGTGGATCACTACGAGAATCCACGAAATGTCGGCAGTTTTGCCAAAGACGAGTTAAATGTAGGTACAGGTATGGTTGGTGCACCAGCCTGCGGCGATGTAATGAAGTTACAGATAAAAGTGGACGATGTTACAGGTATTATTACAGATGCGAAATTTAAAACGTATGGCTGCGGGTCGGCGATTGCAAGCAGTTCTCTTGTTACAGAATGGGTCAAAGGTAAAACACTTGACCAAGCAGGAAGCATTAAGAATAGTGAGATTGCAGAAGAACTCGCCCTACCTCCAGTCAAAATACATTGTAGCATATTGGCCGAGGATGCCATTAAGGCGGCAGTAAATGATTACCGTAACCGATACAGCAAGTAAAAAAATACAACAACAACTGTTGAAACGTGGGAAGGGTGTTGGGCTGCGAGTAGCAGTCAAAACAACCGGTTGCAGCGGGCTTGCATATGTGTTAGAATATGTAGACGAATCCAACCCCGAAGATCAATGCGTTGACTGCAATGGCTGCAAAGTTTTTATTGATCCCAAAAGTTATGCTTACTTGACCGGACTAGAAATAGACTACGTAAGAAACGGGTTAAATGAGGGATTCGAATTTAATAACCCAAATGAACGTGATCGTTGCGGTTGCGGAGAAAGTTTTAGAGTGTAAATGTTAATAAACAAATTTAATTATACAACTATTAATAGAGAAACAGTTGACGGAAAACGACACTATTGTTTGCCTGACGGAACCAAAGTACCCAGTGTTACTACTATTTTAGATCGCACCAAGCCCGAAGAAAAACGTCAAGCATTAGCAAATTGGAAAAGACGTGTAGGAGAAGCTCAGGCACAACAAATCACTACAGAAGCAGCCGGGCGAGGTACCAGAATGCATAAGTGGTTAGAAACATACGTCAAAGATGGTAATATAGGACTCCCTGGTACTAACCCATACAGTCAACAAAGCCATTCAATGGCCAATGTTATTATTTTTGAAGGTTTGGGCAAAAATGTCAGTGAATATTGGGGGGTAGAAGTTCCTGTTTACTATAGCGGACTGTATGCCGGTACCACAGATTGTATTGGAGTTTGGAAGGGCAAACCAGCTATTTTAGACTTCAAACAGACTAATAAACCTAAGAAAAGAGAGTGGATCGACGACTATTTTATCCAATTGGCGGCCTATGCACTGGCTCACAATAATACTCACGGAACAGATATTAAACAGGGTGTAATTTTAATGTGTAGTGCTGAAAATCAATATCAAGAATTTGAAATTACTGAACAAGAATTTGAACATTGGTCCAATGAGTGGATTAAACGAGTAGAACTGTATTACCTATCTAACTAAATATAAGATAGGAATTAGACAAAATGGCAATTGTACAAATATCACAGATCAAACATAGACATGGTGTTAGAAGTGATTTACCTCAGTTGGCTACAGCTGAACTGGGGTGGAGCATAGACACTCGGCAACTTTATATAGGCAACGGCACACTACAAGAAGGTGCCCCTGAAGTCGGAGTAACAGAAATTCTGACTCAATACAGCAGTTTGCCAAACTACACTGTTTATACTCTTGGGATCACTGCGAATACAACTGCCAATGTAACTAGTGCGATTGCAACCAATAATACTCCAGCAATCTATATTCAATATGCAATCATTAGAAATAATGCTTCCAGGTCAGGGTGGCTAAAACTAGCCAGTAACACCGCTAATATTGCAGCACCTGGTGCAATTGTCTACGACGAAGAATACAGCGAAACATCTGATGTTGGGGTGGTTTTTGGTTACACGCCCATAGGCACAACAGGTTCAAATGCCTATGTTCAACTTACTGCCACGGTATCGAATTCGTCGGTGTTTAATGCAAACATGCAGTATACCATAAGCACTTTATCCTTTTAACTTTATCAATTATTAATAAGCATGTGGAATCTACTACCCAGCGAACGGCTTCGCTGTTGGCAAGATTTTCGTAAATCTATTAGCCAAAAAAATTTCGAAGATGCTCTCAAAGAAACAACACATTTGTGGAGCTATGCACCTTATCAAGCACACTATTTGACCACCGATCAAATCAACGAATGGCCCGGGCCATGGGAATTAATATATGAAAACTATTACTGCGATCTTGCAAAGGCGCTGGGAATAGTGTATACTTTATATCTAAGTAGCCACAGATCAGAAATCGAAATAAGAATATATAATGATCCTTCGACCAAAGAACAGTATAATTTAGTATTTGTCGACAAAGGAAAATATGTCCTTAATTACATTCATGACGAAGTAGTAAATAAAAAACAAATTAACAAAGACCTAAAATTAATTAAGACACTGTCTGATTCAGATCTGGGGCTTTATAAATTACAATAAGAGAAAAAGAATCAATGACACAAATTCAAGTTATAAAAAGAGACGGACGCAAAGAACCGCTAGATTTAGAAAAATTACATAAAGTTGTATTTTGGGCCACTAAAGATATCACAGGCGTAAGTGCCAGTGAGTTAGAAATCAAAAGTCGCATACAATTTTATAACGGAATCAAAACCACAGACATTCAGGAAACTATGATTAAGAGTGCCGCTGATCTTATCAGCGAAGACGCTCCGAATTATCAATATGTAGCAGGTAGGTTGATTAACTATCATCTTAGAAAACAAGTTTATGGAAATTACCAACCTTGCAGTGTATTAGAGCTAGTTAAAAAGAATGTTGCCAGAGGATTCTATGATCAGGGATTGCTGGAAGCTTTTAGTGAAGAAGAATGGAATGAACTCGATCAATTTGTGGTTCACGAAAGAGACGAACAGTTTACCTATGTGGCCATGGAACAATGGCGTGGGAAATACCTGGTACAGAACCGTGTTACTGGAGAAATCTACGAAACGCCACAAATGGCCTATATTTTAATTGCAGCAACACTATTTCAAAAATATCCCAAGGAAACAAGACTACAATGGGTAAAGGATTATTATAATGCGGTATCTAATCATGATATTAGTTTGCCTACCCCCATTATGGCTGGTGTACGCACACCACAAAAGCAATTTAGTTCGTGCGTTCTCATTGAGACTGATGATAGCTTGGACAGTATTAATGCTACTGCTAGCAGTATCGTCCGATACGTCAGCCAGAAGGCCGGAATTGGTATTGGAGCAGGACGAATTAGGGCTTTGGGTTCGCCTATTAGGAGCGGAGACGCCTACCACACGGGTGTGATTCCTTTTTACAAACATTTTCAAAGTGCAACTCGTAGTTGCAGTCAGGGGGGTGTACGTAATGGTGCAGCCACTTTGTACTATCCTATATGGCATTTAGAAGTTGATGACTTATTGGTACTCAAAAACAACAAAGGCACTGAAGACAATCGTGTTCGTCATATGGACTATGGTGTGCAGTTTAATAAACTCATGTACGAACGATTGATCACCGGCGGAGACATTACTTGTTTTAGTCCACATGATGTTCCTGAAATGTACGAAGCATTCTTCAATGATCAAGATAAATTTAAAGAATTGTATGAACGTGCAGAACGAAATACCAAGCTACGTAAAAAAACTTACAAAGCATTAGACTTATTTGGTAGATTTGTGCAAGAACGAAAAGACACTGGCAGAGTTTACTTAATGAATGTGGACCATGCTAATACTCATAGTCCTTTTAAAGAAAAAATTGCTCCTATTAAAATGAGCAATCTGTGTACTGAAATTGACTTGCCCACAGTGCCTCTTAAAGATCTAAATGATCCCGACGGAAGAATTGCACTATGTACTCTAAGTGCAACTAATTGGGGAAATGTTAAGAGCCCAAAAGACTTTGAACGTATGTGTACATTAGCAGTGCGAGGGTTAGATGCATTACTGAGCTATCAGCACTATCCAGTGTTGGCTGCTAAATTAGCCACAGATGAATTTAGACCATTGGGTATTGGTATTATTAATTTTGCATACTTCCTGGCCAAACACGATGTCAGCTACAGCGATCCTCGTGCATTGTCTCTGGTTGATGAATATGCAGAAGCATGGAGTTACTATCTAATTAAAGCCAGTGTGGATCTTGCAAAAGAACAAGGAGCCTGTGGTCGTTGGAAAGACTTGAAGTCAGCTGATGGTATTTTGCCAATTGACACACGTAAGTCGGAAGTTGATGAATTGGTTCCACATCAAGAGCGTATGGATTGGGAAAGTCTGCGGGAAGATGCAGCACAGTACGGGCAAAGAAATGCCACCTTAATGGCGTTAATGCCTGCCGAAACATCTGCACAGATCAGTAACAGCACAAATGGTATTGAACCTCCACGTAGTTATGTCAGTGTTAAACAGAGTAAGCATGGTGTGTTGAAACAGGTTGTCCCTGAGTATAGAAAATTAAAAAACAAATATGAACTGTTGTGGGATCAAAAGTCTCCTGAAGGATATTTGAAAATTTGTGCAGTGCTTCAAAAATATATCGATCAGGGTATCAGTGTTAATACCAGTTACAATCCACATCATTATGAAGATGAAAAAATTCCAATGAGTGAAATGATTGGCCACTTGTTACTATGCTATAAGTATGGTACTAAGCAGCTATACTATTTTAACACCATGGATGGTCAAGGTGAAATTGACATCGATAAATTAGCAGTTAAAAAAGAAGAACTTACTATACCTGTCGATCAAGAAGATTGTGATAGTTGCGTCATTTAAGGAATTAAAATATGAAAAAAATCTTTTCGGTACTTTTATTTGTTTTTGCAATACCGGTGTTTGCACAACAGCCATCGCTTACTATCTGTCAAGGCAAGTTTGCGTTATGTGCCGCAAGCACTTGCACCAAGACAGGAAAAACTATCACCACCAATAACGGTGTAACGTATCCCGAAGTTGTATGTAAGTGCCCTGTACTAGAAGGTCCCAGCATTGCTGATTTGAGTGCAGGTGTCATGAAAGGTAGTTGTAGCGTCGACGATCCAACAACACAAGTTTGGAGTCTATTTGCACCACGTTTAGTTGAAGGATTTCATTATCCACAAGAAGCCAATAACTTTGTAAGAACTCCTCCCAGTGCCACTAAAGCCAAAATTCAAAGTTGTCCTGGTGCAATTGCTGAAGGATCTACTAACTGCTGGGGCATGATGTGTAAGTATGATAAGAATCCAACAAATGGAACCGTAACTGCTACTTGTAGTTGTCCAATTGGCCAAATTGCTAAAGGCACAGAATTTTTAACAGAAGCGGGACAAGGTAATAAAGCGGCCTGTGCAAAACATCCAGTAGCCGCACCGAACCCACTGGCAACACCGACTAATCCGACAAAGTAAGGAATCGAATTTAAAATGAGCGTTTTTAATATTAATAACAAAGGTGATCACACCAAAGCATTGGCATTTTTAGATCCAAACGGACCTGTAAATATTCAACGTTACGAAACGTTAAAATATAGACAGTTTGAAAAATTAACAGATAAACAACTAGGCTTTTTTTGGAGACCCGAAGAAGTTGATTTGTTACGTGACGCCAAAGATTTTAAAGAACTGACTGCATTTGAACAGCACATCTTTACCAGTAACTTAAAGCGACAAATTCTACTAGACAGTGTTCAAGGTCGTAGTCCTAATTTAGCGTTACTGCCACTGGCCACAATTCCTGAATTAGAAACTTGGATCGAAACTTGGGCATTCAATGAAACTATTCATAGTCGTAGTTATACACACATTATTCGAAATGTTTTCAGTGATCCCAGTAAAGTATTTGACGACTTGTTAACCATTGAGCCTATTGTTGCATGTGCTAAAGATATTGGTCGATATTACGACGACTTAATTCAGGCCAGTCTTTGGTATCAGACACTAGGGGTAGGCAAGCACACTGTTAACGGTAAGGAAATCATTGTTGATCTTTATGAATTAAAGAAAAAATTGTGGTTGTGTTTAAATTCTGTTAATGCACTAGAAGGCATAAGATTTTATGTAAGCTTTGCCTGCTCGTGGGCTTTTGCTGAATTAAAGAAAATGGAAGGCAATGCAAAAACTATCAAATTGATTGCCAGAGATGAAAATATTCATCTTGGTAGTACGCAGACATTGATTAAGTTGCTACCACAAGACGACCCCGATTATGCAAAATTAAAAATAGAAACAAAGCAAGAATGTGAACGTATATTTCTAAATGCTGCCGAACAAGAAAAAACTTGGGCAGAATATTTGTTCAAAGATGGATCGATGATAGGATTGAACACACAATTATTATGTCAGTATGTTGATTGGTTAACTTGTAAACGAATGACGGCTGTGGGATTAGATTGCGGAATCAAACCCGGAAGTAATCCGTTACCTTGGACTGCTAAATGGATTGCTGGAGCCGAAGTTCAAGTCGCACCTCAGGAGACAGAGATAAGTAGCTATGTGATCGGCGGAACCAAGCAGGACGTCGATCAAAGTACATTCAAAGGATTCACATTATAATGATTATTGTATACACAAAAAATAACTGCCCGTTTTGCGAACAAACAAAATACTTTTTAGATAATAAAAAGGTCTCTTATTCAGTCGTAAATATCGACGATGATGCCAATGCAAAACAATTTGTAATAGATCAAGGCCACAGAACAGTGCCACAAATTTATAATGACGATACACTAATAGTCGAAGGCGGCTATAACGGTCTTGTCAAACTAACTGAAGATCAATTAAAGGAAAAATTCGGTGTTACAATCTAAAGGATACCAACCAGGAACTATTGCCTGTTTTAAATTAGTAAATGGCGACGAAGTTGTTGCTAAAATTGTCGACGCTCATTTAATGGGCTGGACGGTAAACAGACCTTGCACAGTTATACCAAGTCCACAAGGGTTAGGTTTGATGCAAAGCCTATTTTCTGGTGATATAAATAAGGATGTAGAGCTTAAAAAGGAGCACGTAATGATGCACTCTCCGGTAATTAAGCAACTCGAGGACCATTACCTACAAACCACAACTGGAATTCAAACGGTAAGTAAAGGTCCCATTGTAGTTTAAGGACTTTTATGTCGGTAGTGAGACAAGGTGACATGTTTGGATATGGTGGTATTATTACCGCGCCAGCTAGCTCATCTGTAACAGTTAATGGTAGACCAGTAGCGTTATTTGGCGCCATATATACTCCCCACTACGGCTGTACTCCTAAAACATTTATTCATTGTTTTGGATTCGTATTTGATTTACCAGCGGGGGTTACTATAGAAGGACAAACTCCAATAACCAAAGGCGGATTGGGAATATGTGGACACAAGCCTACCACTGCCAGCAGCGACGTTTTTATTGTCGGCGGCGGGTTGGGCATTGCTGGTGCAATTTTAGGTGCAGCCCTTCAAGGCGGTTTTTCGCCTGCAGATGGGGGCGCAGATGCAGTTGGGGGCGGACTAGCTAGTACGGCAGAACAAACAGCAATTAATCAAGCACTGGGCACCGCCGAGACCGCAGCTACTTCGGCAATTTCTGGTTTTACTGATTCATTTAGTCAGCTAGCTGACAGCTTCAGTGCTTTCACTGAACCTTTGACTTCTATTGCTGAGTCAGTGGGCACTGTCACTGATACAATAAAAACTGCACTAGGTGGAGGAATAATAGGAGATATCGCAGTGGGCGCAGCTAGGTCTGCTGCCACTTCTGTGGTCACTTCTGCCTGGGGATCTTATGTAGTAGATAACTCTGTCAGAACTTCTGCCCCACCTCCCAATTCTAGTCGCACTGTGATTGCCGCTGCAACTACATCTCCTTCCCAAACAGGAACAGACACTTTAACAGTAAGAACTGAATCGCCCACAATTACTGTATGATTGATTAATAAAATGGCCATTCCTAGACAATATTTAAATAATAGTCCGCAAATTGCAATAGCTAATCTAAGCCCGTTGCAACTAGCTGCTGCATATTACATGGATCAAGGGCAGCAAATTCCTTTTTTTATTAATCAGGAATTTCTAAGACAGATGACTACCTTTGCTAGTAGCGGAATAATAACCCCAGAGATGATATCTGTTCCTGGAATCGCAGTAGTACTAAAAGGCGACGACGTATATGTACAAAGACGAGCAGCAGATTGCGGGCCAGATGAAACTGATAGATACGAATATGTGTATGCAGGAACTAAACAAGATTTACTTCCAGACAGTTGGACTTTTGATGGAATTTTGGTTAGGGGTGGCAGCGCCGCAAATGGCGCAGGCGGTCCTTGGGGAACAGGTGGATTGACTAGTCAAGATCCTACTCCTAATAATGGAGTCGACCGTCAGCCTGACATAGTAACAAATTTGGATGCTACTTACGGAACAAATGTTTCTACTAGCACATCGGGGATAGGATAATGCCTTTAGATACAGGTAATACAACAAGTTCGGGTCCAACTATACCAGCTGGCCAAGCAAATAGCACTGACAACAACTATGCTTACAACATAGAAATGCCTCAGTATAATAATGTGCCGTCAGTCAGCAGTTTATATCAAGGAACATTAAGCGCTCAAGGTAATTTGGTTGCCATGCAATTAAATCCTGGTGCTCCTAAATTTAAATCGTTGGGATTTGTTCCTCGTGGAGTTGATCTTGAAGAAGCAGTTGTTCAAATTCCTTATCTAACAGGATATCTCAGAGAATATTGGAAAGATCCAACTCAGGCTAGATTTGGAGAAGATTCTGCTATTCCGGCATTAACCGGAGTTATGCCTTCATCGATTCTAGAATTGCAAGGCAATGCGTTATACTATGTCGATTTGCAACTTACTAGATTGTCTGGTAGTAACTTTTTTGATAATTATGCGTTTATTAATAGTTTCAATCAAATTTTAGGCTGGGTTACTACTAGTAACGAATATCTAGCTGCATTAAAAAATTCACAAGAAAATAATCTGGGATATTACGGTGCTAAAAATTATCAAGAATTTTTAACACAAGGATTTAGTAACTACGGTGTGGGAAATTCACTGAGAGCTGCCATAGGTAATATGGGCACCATGATAACAGAAATTAAAAATGGTCATTTCGGTACTGCAAATTCTGTAGCAAAGCACTTGCTGGATAAAGGACTAGGGGCCATTGGCGGTCTATCAACAAAATTGACAGCAGCCGATGTAAATTTTTCAAACATTTACGATGATTTATATACTCAAGATATAACTTTGGCACTAGAATCTATTACTGGTGCAGGAGACTTGGTAATAATTCAAACAGTGTTGGGAAGCACCATTCCTAACCTTAGGAGTCCCTTAGATTATACCAGTATTGAAAGAGCCTCGGGCGGAAACAATGACAGTGTGTTTTCAAATTTTCAAGCATTTGGGCTAGACTTGTATCAAAGAGCCCCTGGTTTAACAGTGGCAAATGGACAAGAATTATTAGCAGTGATAGATCAAGTGTTGGCGCAGGTTCCTGCCAGTGTAGAATCGTTGTCAACTCCTACTAGTTTGTTACCTGCTGCAATAATAGATGGGCTACGAGAATTCTTGCCTACTGGGCCAAATAGCGGACCGATATCAATTTTAAATGTAATAGGAATGGCTTCGGGATATTTGATCAGTCAAATTACTGCGGTTAATCAAGCAATAGATCAATTAAGTAAAACCAGTTATGGAAATCAAATTAGGGCTGCATTGACTGCTGTCAGTGAAACATATACTGCTTATTCTGCTGTTGCCTCTTCTTCTACTACCTTCACGAATGGAGACATAGTAGAAACTATTGCAATTTTTTCACAGCCTGAAATAGATAATGCACTTAGAATATACAATAATGCTGTGGATTCTTACTATAACCTTTTAAGGGCAGCATCCACTGACCCACAGACTAGTGGTATTGTTGAAAAGATAAACAAAAATTGGTTAGAGCTTTGTCAGTTCACTTACTACGAAGTTGTAAACTATAATAAAGCTAATATTACAGCAGGGTCGTTCAATGACAATTCATTGATCTATGGTTTTGTAAATAGTTTACCAAGTTATGCAGCAGACAGTCAAAGCATCGGCACTGACTACTTGTTGTTTGGTATGTGCCAGCCTAATCAGGCGGGCGACATTGTTAAATCTTTATTAAATCAAAATAAAAATAACAACATTCTTAGCAGTATCGGTGTCCGAATAACCGGTGCAGTATAAACCAAATTACTTGTTTTATATCAAAAAATAGCTATAATAGTGTCTGTTAACTAGTTAAGTTACCAGTTTATCCGGTAATTTCACTGGTATATAAAACACACTCTTAAAGAAAGGACTCTAAGATGATATCATCTATATCAAATCGCTACTATGCAAGAGTGATTAATCTTACCAAAATTTCTTTGTTGTTACTGGGATTTTTTGTAGCAATGATTATGTTAGTTTCGGTAACTAAGGCAAAGCTTGATCATTTGCGATCATCTAAGGCAATTCAGGATAATGTTGAACTGACTATGGCCGAGCGGACCAAGCAACTCGAATGTTTAACCAAAAATATATATTGGGAAGCGGCCGGCGAACCGTTTGAAGGTAAAGTTGCAGTTGCACAAGTGACATTGAATCGTGTAGACGACGGACGTTTCGGCAAAGGTGTCTGCGGTGTTGTTTATCAAAAAAATATTATATATGAAAAAGTGATTTGTCAATTTAGCTGGGTATGTGAAAGCACACATAAAATTAAACCAGTATATGCTGCTATGTACAAAGAAAGTGAAGAAGTGGCTAAAAAAGTTCTATTAGAAAATTTTAGATTGCCCGGTCTTTCTAATGCCATGTATTATCATGCAACATACGTACAGCCAGGATGGCGCAAACAGAAAATTACACAGATCGGCCAACATATTTTTTATAAGGATTAATTGTGGAAAAATTTAGTGTACTAAGATTGATAGTAATGATTCGTAAGTTTTTCTTAGATCATTTAAAAAAGTTGACAGCAGACACACTGGGATGGTTGGCTGCTATTGTTTTACACTGTTCCACTGTGCCTAGTTTATTAGCATTGATGACAGGTTTAACAGATAGATTGCCCAGTGTGGATATTGTATTGTTTATTTGGGCGGGTCTGGTATTACTGTTTGCAAGAGCCATTGTTCTTAAAGATCAGTTAAATATTGTTACCATTGGAACAGGTTTTATTGCACAAGCAGTTTTGATGGCTTTTATACTGTTTAAATGACATGAATTATTTTCAACTACTTAAAAGACTATACGACATATATGATCCAATGGTTGATAAAGTAGTTGATCATCATACTATCATTCGAAAAGTAAGACACGCAATTCCATATAAAGATTGTAAAATTTTGTCTAATAAGACATTAACAGTGATATCCAATAACTTCGATGTTGCCGGTCTATATGATCCAGAAAAAGATGCCGACGGTGAAGCTTGCATCGAAATAGAAATAGGTTTCCCTAAACGAAAAAATTTTTATTATTTTAACGAAAGTGATCTCAGCAGAAATCACTGGAGTGAGTTTTGTATTAATTTTTCTCTTATTCTCGGTCACGAATACATGCATCTTAATCAGTTCAGACGTAGAAACTATAACTGGTGTCGAAGTTATAAAGCTACGACACTCAAGCCAAACATCAAAGAACAACAAGAATATTACGGAGACCCTGACGAAATAGATGCGTATGCATTTACTGCGGCTGCTAACTTAATAACAGATTCTATTCTGAATCCAAAATCTAAAAAAAATACAGTAGAGCACTCGAGACTTTACAAAACTTATATAAATTTATTTGACAAAACCGACCCTGTGGTATTAAAATTTGTTCGCCTGACAAATCGATACTTAAAAAAATTGGAGCAGCAGTATCATGACACAATCTTTGAATGACGATCTCGAGGATGTTACCGAAGAAGAATTTATTAACAGTATCGACGACACCGATTTTGTTTTAATTTTAAACAAGGACGGCAACTTAAAAACATTTTTGATGCCTGAAGATCACAAAGATATCGACCTTCCAGAAAACATTCTTAAAATTTTTAAACTGCTTAACGTCAACAACCTAGAATCAAGAACACTTCATTAATATGCTAAAAACATTCATGTCGAGTCGGCCATATACGATATTTGATGCAGCCAATCAAAAACATCGATCGGCTTATTATCGATATTTGCAAAGTGCTAGTTGGGTGGACTGCCCTTATCAATTTGTAGTAGAAGAACCCTATATAGACTTACCGCATTGCATAAATCAAAAAATGATCAGGTATTACATGGGTCGAGAATTTAGTAAAAATAAGAACAAAATACACATCAAATAACGGTTGCTCGAAATTGCCAATTTTGTTATAATAATGACATGATGCAATACACACTGATTACAAAAAACGGTAAAATTTTGCAATTTTATGTCAAGTCTGTGGCAGAAACGTATAAGCAAATTTACGGCGGTTATATTGTCTCAGAAGATATTTTGATTGACAAAACTCGTATTGTCACAAAAGCTAGTTTGGTTAACAAAACTCATTGTATAGTTACCTTTTCCTAAAACAGGAGCTTAGTATGGGATTTCGAGTTCTCGGACAGCGTGACAGCCGTTTTCAGCCTATCAAAGGGCTGGAAGGCCCTTACTATTTTGCCAATGGTAGGGTTTTGTACTATGATCCCAAAGCGGGAGAGTACTACGATAGTACTACAGATTTCTACGTTCCCCGGGAAGAAGTGGATCAATTGCACACAGAATTAGCACAATTATTGTCAAGATAATGAATTTGTTGTAAAAATACAACAAAAAATAGGTGTTTTTTGCTTAAAAAACAGGCATTTTTTGGTTGCTCGAAATTCGTCATTTTGCTATAATACTATTATGATGAAACGTAAAGCACGCCAAGACCGCAAGCACGCCGTTTATATGCTGATGAACACCCAAACGGGCGAGTTCTATTTGGGCATCACTGTTTGCGCTCAACAGCTCAAAAAGGCTCTCAAAGTTCGTTTTCAGAAACATGTTCGCCGTGCATTGACTGAAGGCAAAGAATGGAATCTTTGCCGCAGCATTCGCGAACACGGTGCTGAAGTTTTTGAAGTTGAAGTCGTAGAAGTTCTGCGTGGTCGTAAGCCTGCTCATGCACGTGAGCGTGAATTGATTGCAGAACTGCACCCTGCACTTAATCAGTATTGAACACATTAGGAGTATATTATGTTGATTGACTATACCAGCAAGCCTCAAGAATTCGAAGGCAATCTCTATGATCAACGTCACGGTGGTCCTTTTGATCGTGGTGCTGCTGACAGCTACTACCATCGAGGATATAATCCGCACTACTTCCGGGGTGACACTTACTCATCGGAGATGGTGACCTTGGGGGAGATGACTGCGGAGGAGATTACTGCCTACACCGCAGGGTATAACTACAACGAGCAGTTCGGTGACAAAAAGGATTGGGGTTGAACATGGACAAGATGATTCGAGCAACTACCTACGGTGAGGTCGGTATCGACACTGAAGCCAGTCCAGGTAACGGAGCTTACTATGTCAAGGTCTACGATGGCAGCTACGATGCAGTAGGGTTTGATACAGTCGAGGAAGCATGGGCAGAGCTAGAGTATGTGGCCTGCGGTATCGTTGATGCGGAGTTTGAAGAATGAACGAACGAATTAAAGAACTTATCAAGCAGGCAACTACAGAAGAACATGACGGCTTCTTGTACTTTGATAAGAAAAAATTCGCCGAGTTGATTGTGCGGGAATGTAATCAGGCAGTGTCGGAAGTTCCGCTTTTTTACCAAGACTATCGCAGTCAAATTGAGGCGGCTGTGATCCGTGATTGTGCTAGAGCAGTGTTAGAACGATTTGGAGTTGAAGAATGAGCAAGCGTAAAATCACCACCCGAGTGATCTTTGATGGTGTAGTGGATCACATCTATACACAAATGCGTCAGGTCTACACCGACGATCAGGGTGAATATGTAAACTGTGACCGCAATCGATATTACATCGAGAATGATAGTTTTGATATTGTGTATACCAGTGGCCGAGCTATCACATTTTCTGACTTGGTTGAAAAGATCACGCAGGGCTAAGGAGTTGAACCGTGAACACCAGTGAAATCACTGACGAAATGCTGGACCGCAAGATTGCATGGTGTGAGCAAAATCTATTTTGGGCCAGCGCAGCTAAGGTCCAAAAGATGACGGATTTTTATTTTGAAAAGACCCGCGACAGTAGAGATCAAGACTGGCCTGAAAGTTTCGATGGAGTCTATCTTGCTCAAGTATTGAATGTTGAACGGGTGAGTTATAGAATCTACTACAGTCGAGATAATCTTACTTTGCGACTGTTTGTGTTTCTCCCACACTGCACCTATCCTGAAAAACAAAAAATGTTGGACATGGGGTTTGTAATTGCCCAACCCGGCGACACAGATAACATCCCCGACAAACCTGTAGAGCAAATTGTAGAGGAAATTGAACAATGACCATCACCTTTACCCCCGAGCAGGATCAGTATCTGCAACTGGCACAGACTCGTGCCTACCACGAAGGCCTGCGTGAGGGCATTGAACGTTTTGCTTGGTGGCGGGATGGTGTTCAATATGTAGGCACCACTGGTCGCACTCTCAAAGAGGCACTAGATGCAATCAACCAGCAAGAAAAAGAACTACTTGCAAAGTATAGTTCTCTATTAGAGACGTGGAATTAAAAATGAAAAACAGATACGGCGACGAATATCGTTTTGAAAAAGTCAGCGACAACACTTACACTATCGTAGGTGAACTCAAGTATTGGCGTTTTGGTGGCCGAGAGGGTCAAGAGCGCATGGATCTCACTGATTTGGGTTTCGTTGATCCCAGTGGAGGTCCGTTTATTTCTGTGGGCGGTGTCATTGAAAGTCGTAAAATCATTCGCATCAGTGCCAATGGCGACTTGGACGGAAGCCCACACATTTTGTTTGAGGTTGAACAATGAGATCACATTATACCTGCGGAAAATGTAAACTACTATTAGTAGCAAGTGAAGAATATTTCTTCCCTCATGCTCTTAAAAAGGTAGCTAATAATAGTAATTTAACAGTTATCGGACAATGTAAAGCCTGTGCCAAACAATATTCTACAAAATGGCGTAGTGATATTAAAGCCAAAGGTTTAGTTCGTAGTCAAAAGACAACAATGGCTCTAGCAGGTGCAATTAGAGGAACCGTGTATGTTATCGGGCCCGATATTCCCGGAACTCCTTATAAAATTGGAATTACTTCAGGATCGGATACGCGAAGAAGAAAATCATCACTACAAACAGCACACTGGATGGACCTCAAAGAAGTTTGGAAATCAGACTTGTTAGACCGAGCAGATATCATTGAAACAAAATTACACAAACATTTCAAAAAAAAATTAGTAAGGGGAGAATGGTTTAACCTTACAAAAAACGATATTATCAATATTCCAAAATTGATAAAACATTTCGGAGTTGAAGAATGATCAAAGAATTATCTTACAGGCAAATAGATGCAATTTTGAAATGGACTGCCACAGTCCTCATTCTAATAGGCGCAATTTTAACTAGTTTGGCCATCGATCCTTGGAACATTTACCTAATGAACGTGGGTACACTGGTTTGGTTAATTTGGAGCTTGCGAATTCGTGACAATGCGCTTATAGTTGTGAATGCAGGACTGCTAGTAATTTATCTTATGGGTGTTGGGAGAGTAATACTACAATGAGTCACACTTACCTTCTTAGTTGGGATTGCACCGGGCTCGAAGCCGTCGTCAACATTTCCGATATTGAAAAGGAAGAAATGTGGGCAACATTAAAAGAAACTAAAGAGAATCCTAACAAAGGACGAACCAATACTGTAGGCGGCATTGTAAATATGATTGTGCTGAGAGCTCGTTTTAATTCTCAACGTCATTACGAAATTTATTGCATAGACACCGAAGACCATATCACTGCCGAAGACTTTCGAACAATGTTCGACAAAGATCCGCAACACATGGCTGACTTAATCAGAG